AAACAAAGACTCAAGCATCTTGGCTTGTCCTGCGTGTGCCTTCGATGCACCGCGCAGCTTCTTGGCAACGGTCTTCACCTTTGCCTTTGTGGCTTTCTTCATCATGCTTTCTTGCCTTTCTTTTTACGCAGCAAGTCGGCGTCTGCCTTTCTCGCCCCGCCCTTGCCCGTGGCAAACGAACGAACACGACCGGCCGCCCACTGATGCGCAGAAACCTTGGGTCTACTGCCCTGGGAATAGTATGCACCCAAACCCCTGGAGTACACCTTACTGAGAGTTGACTTGGATATGCCAGAAGACTTGGAATATTTGGCGATGACGGCTGCTTTGCTCATCCGCGACTCCTCTCCCTGCTAATGCGATCCATCATAGCTTTGGTGAGTTTGCCTTGTTTGTAAAGACGCCGCGTGCGCTTGATTTCTTCTTCGCGCTTCTTAGGATTTTTGGCACCGCGCACATATTTTTTTGGCACACCGCCCTTTGTCTTGGGAACTTTTGGAAACTTGCGCTTCATTTTTTCAGCCCCTTGATCCCTCTCAAACCAAATGACGCAGCGATACTAGCATACATGGCCCACTGGAACCAATCAGGGGTGGATTCCAACACGGCAAAGCCCTGATTGACATACGGCTGCATGGGCGGGATGAAGCACATGCCTATGATTACTATGAACAAAATCGTCCAGGCTTCATCCTTCCAGCTATCCTTGCTGGCTTCAGCCATGATCTTTTCCCAGCCAGCTTCATGTGTGGCGGCAACTTTCATCACCTCTGCTTCAGCCTCTGCTTTGGCAACCTTGACCCTAGACTGTGCAGCCTTCTCCTCTGCCTTGCCTTTGAGCCAGCCACCAGCAAGCTCTGTGATAGCCGGTATCAGTGCTTGTAACATCAGTGCTTCTCCGAGTTCAGCCAGACTGCCAGACTACCTGTCATGGCACCTGTAACCACTGATATCAGCGCACTTTGTTGCGTAGACAAATCCGGTTGCGACAGCGCCCATTCAATACAGCGCACATAAACACCTGTCATTATCAGCATCATAAAACGCGGTAAAATGCGTAACTCCAGCATCTTCCTTGCTACATCTTCTACCGTCATCACTGGCTCTCCTTGATGGCCTCTAATACATCATACACATTGGGTGGCGGCGGCTGATCTGGGTTCCACTGACACAAATACTCACGCGGCTTCCACTCGCCATACTCAAAGAACAGCGTTTCCTGTGTATTGTGCGCACCCCTGAACACGCAAGCCTCTTGCGTTTTGTTGATCTTCATACATTTCACAAGCCTACACACAGTCATGTCATTCGCCCAATCATTGGCCTTGGCCGAGTGTGACTTGAGAAGCAAGACAAAGGATGTAAGGACGGCCATACCTGCGCCAATCATGATCGTCCAGGCGACAATCTCTACGAACTTGCGACGGCGCTCTCTCTGTCTGTAAAGGGTTTCCTGTCTACGCTTGCGAATCTGGCCTTCCATTTTGACCAGTTCTTCCCACTTGGACCTGCCTAGCGTGAGGCTAATCCATTGTTTAAGCTCGTATCTTTGCTGTTCCGCTTTTTGCTTGTTTGCAAACGCAGTGATGGCCTCTTGCTCTACGCTTTGACCGGCAAACAGTTTCTTGAATATGGGGGGGTTCTTGGCCTCTTTTTCGGCCTGGTCTAGGTCAGAAAGCGCACCCATCCAACGGGACAAATCTCCTGCCATTGACTCTAAATCGCGCCCAATAGCAAAGCCCTTCTTGAGGGCTGAAAAGGCGGCAGAGGCAGTTGCCATTGCTGATATTGGGTCCATCAGTAGACCTTTGTGTTTTCGTCTACCACTTTTGGCAGACAGTAAGCGGTGATGTTCTGTCCCTGTTTGTGCAGTCTCTGTGCAAAGTACACGCAGTCATCAACACTGCGAAAATACATATCGTTACTAACGAGCCGCTTATCCTCACCTAGCCCAACAAAAACAAACAAAAGAAAGACATGGATCATTCATTAATAATAATTCCTAACAACAAAACAATCGTCGTGCCAGCAGTGCCAATCATAATATGCTCAATACGCTTGATACGCAGGATTGTTTCCTTCCAGCGTTCAGCGCACACCGCCTCATGGGTGTCGAGTTCAGATTTGATGGATGTGACGGTGGGCTTGCTCATGGTTTTGTCGGCCACTTTACATTATCGAGGCTGGTGGCATTGTCTGTGATGTCACGCAGAGCTTGACGATATGTTGTTTGCTCAGTGGTCATAGTCAAATCGCTGCTGGCCCACCAATCAGTTTCAGCGAGTCGATTGTTACGCTCTTTGCGAAGGGCAGACAAGTTCCGCTCAGCCGTGCCATCTGCCCACGCTTTTTCTTCTGCCTGACGCGCTGCAATCTCATCAGCAGTCATATCAACTAACTGTTCGTTTAAATACTTTTTCATTTTACCACCCCATAAAGAGTGAATGTGCCTGCCTCAATATTTCCACTGCTGCATTTGAATTGTAACCCGGTGATGACTTGGAAAGAGCCAGACTTAAAGCTGCCCATTACAACCGTACCCTGATGGTTTCCACTGGTGTTAATAAATGTTGTCTGTCCGTACAGAGAACAGGGATGTGTGGTGGAATTGGCAGGGCCAATCGTCAAAACCCCACACATGCTTTCATTTGAAGCAGACCCAACAGAAGAGCCTATCTCCATAGTGTTCGCTGAGTTACTGTTCACTAAAGAACCGCCACCTTCATTTACTAGTCCGTGTCCATACTCAGAGCTAGAAATAGCGCTGCCACTAGAATTTATGAACCTTACAAAAACATTCACGTTATCTGTGGCGGGGGTCAGGGTAAAATGACACTTATAAAAATCGTATGTTGAACTCATACCGGTCAGGTCAACAGACGCAACCGCAGAAGAAACGGTGGTTGAGGATATTTTTACAAGACCTTCCAAATTATCAGCCGAACCGGCGAGGTCTGCGAAATCTCTAGCTCTGCTCATAAGATGCTCCGTTACTGCGCTGTGTATATTATAATTGCCCGACAGGTTGCGCCCATGTTCATCCCACTGGAATTACCTGCTAAAGCCGCACCGTCAGACTGTCGATACAAAGCAGCAGTGCTAGCACTATTTGCTACGAACCACGCAGCAAGAGAATTGTAAAATCCTCCATTATATGTGAAAAAACCGCCGCCATAGGGTGCGGAAGTATCTGATGAAAAGGGTAGTGTGCCGATTTTGACAGTTGAGCTATTCGCACTAAACGAGTTCAGGTCTAAATCAACTTCAACTATGACCTGTCGTCCTATTTTTGTGTATCTTCCAAGCTGGTAGCTGTATGTAGCCCCACCATCCACGCCACTTGTAAAAGATGGCGTAAACGTACCCTCCTCATAATCGTCGAGAGCATTGGCACTGCCGGTTCCGCCGATGCGAATATCGCCGCCAACTTGTATATTGCCAGCAGTGGTAATCAGGCCATCATTACGCACTGAGAACTTTGATGCGAGGCTAGAGTTGTAAACAACTAGCCCTGATGCTGTGGAGTCATCTGTTGAGCCAGCAACAGTCAATGCCCTTGTCGCATCTACAGCGTCAACACCTACAGAGGCATGTCCTGTTGCGGCCAAATCACCAGTGATGCCGCCGCTGAAACCAACTGCACCAGAGAACGTGCCGCCATTCAGTGCCGACACAGTGTCAGCAACGGTAAAGATGTCATAGACGACGACCTCGACCACATCGCCGTTAGCCAAGGCAGCTAGGCCAGCAATGGTGTTTGCGGTGTTGGTGTTGTAGTCAGTGCCAGCCACAAGCAGGACGCCGTTGAGGAATACATCGACGTAAGCGCCATCGCTAAACGCAAGTGTCGTGCCGTCGTCGCTGGAGCCGCTGACGCTAGTGCCACCGCCGCTGGTCTGCGTGTAGTAGAAGCGTGAACGAACTCCAGTGCCATCTGGGCTTTTGCCAATGTATGCCATCTATCTGGCTCCTTATGGTGTTTCTTGGCTGTCTGCAAAAGTCTCGTAGGCAGACTTGATTGTGCTAGTCCACACGGCATTGCACACCGCCTGTACGCTGGCATCCTCGCCAGAGATGTCGGTGTCGCCCCAGCTATCGCCAGACTTGGTGCGGGGATGCAGAACGTGCCGGTGATAGTTACGGCTGATCTCCACGCCATCATCCTTGATGACGGTTGCTTGGCGAACTTGCACAGCCTTGTATGGGCCACGCACCTCGCAGTCGTATTCAAATTCTTTTGTCAGTGCCATTGTTTACTCCTTCTGTTTATCGTCGCTGTGCGACCTGTCCAACCCCTACCGGCTGGTGGGGTTAAATTCTGTAAACGATTGAAAATCTGATGCCGGTGTTGTTGGCAAAATCACTGGCATCAAGTGATTGGTCAGCACCCAAACGAATTACAGCAACCTCGTTACTACCCCCGGCAGTTTGTGCCACTACATACTCTGTGCCACCTGTAAAATTGAACATTTGCATACCTGTACAGTGAAAGCCTGTGCCACCCTGATTAAACGGCATCCCTTGTATTCTAGCTGCACCGGAACTACTGCCTTTTGAAGTCATAGAAATAGTGCATTGAAGCATGACTTGTTCACCGATTTTGACGTAGCGACCAAACTGGGTTCCATATGTTATTCCACTTGTGCCACCACCAAAAGCAACGACAGGCGTCCAAGTACCCTCCTCATAATCATCCAGCGCATTTGCCGCCGCCGTGTCGCCGTTAAAGGTGAGGCCGCCGCCAGACAAAAACCGTCCACGTTCTGTGTCGGCAGTGCCAAAAATTAAAGGAACAGAACCTGTAGTCTGTAGCTGACCGCCAGATGAACTGTGGATTAGAACCGTTCTGCCGGTTGCGCCGTCGCTTCTGTCCACACTGATATGTGCGTTTGCGCCGCTTGCCACCACTGCCAGATGGTCTGCTGGAGAAGTTGTACCCACACCCACACGATTGTTAGCCGCATCGACGTGCAGTGTGTTGGTGTCAACGGTCAGATCGCCAGCAATCTCTGCTTCTGTGGCGCTGGTGATGTCGGCTGGTTTCACTCCGAGGTAGGGCATCAGGTGATCTCCATAACAGACAGTGCAACATCTACTGCGCCGGTAGCTGACACTTTGATTTCGTCAGTTGTCTCCAGCACCACTTTGTTGCCAGCAAGAAGCTCTAGTGATGATCCTGCGGGGATGGGTGCGTTGGTTACAAGCTCGACCGCCTGGTTGGCCTCGTCATTTGCGCCAGACCTAGCAGCGGTATCAGTGTTTAGCGTAACTGTCGATGTGACCTGGCTTCCCGTGGTGTTGCCCAACACTAACCCTAAAACCACCGTGGTTGTAGAACTCGCCACCGTGTAGATAACATCTAATGATGTCACCCCAGCTTTTGTAATTACTTTGAATGTGTTGGCCATTTGTTTCTCCTATTAGCCAAGTGCGATGGCCAAGGCTGTGGCCTCGTTTGCCGCAGCGGTAGCTGTGGTTGCACCGATGTCAGAAAGCACCTCTGACGCTGATCTGCCTTCTATTGTGGTTCCGTTGACTCTAAGGAAATCGTCGTCAGCCACACCTGATCCAAAGGTAGCCACGTTCCCGCTTGATATACCGGAGGTTGGCAGTTGGGATGTCAGCGCCAAAGTACCCGCTGTCGCTGGCAAAACTATAGTTACGTTGCCAGAAAAATCAGAATGTGCAGGCGCTGTGAGTTGTGCATAGTGCGCATTACCGGACTCGCAATAGAACTTTACATTTGACTGCGACCCACCGTTTTTGAGGACAATCTCGCCAGTTTGTATATCAACATTTCCATCTATTCTCACCACACCCGATCCGTTTGGCGTCAGCGCGATGTTGCGATTACTGGACGACACGATGGCGTGTGTTAGAACATCTAGATCACCACCAAGCTCTGGAGAGGTGTCATTTGATACGGGTGCAAGAGCCGCTGATGCCGCCGCCGTGGCTGAAGCAGCCGCCGCTGTGGCAGATGTTGCCGCAGCCGTAGCTGACGTCGCCGCCGCAGATGCTGATGTTGAGGCATTTGATGCCTGAGTCGAGGCCGTTGAGGCGCTTGTAGACGCATTTGACGCCTGAGTTGAGGCAGTTGAGGCACTAGATGCCGCCGCTGTAGCCGATGATGCAGCATTTGTGGCACTTGTGGTCGCAGACGCAGCATCAACAATCAAGTCATACTTGGCGCTGTTAGCGTTTGTCGTAAGCGGCTGTGCGCCAGAGCTTGTATGCGCAGCGTTCACAATGAAAATGTTGTTTGTGCTGGTGTCTTTGACTAGATCACGCACTGCATATGCGGTGCTTGCAGCCCAATCACCTTGGAAAGTGCCAATCTCTTGCGTAACCGCAAGCTCTCCGCTGGAATCAAAGGCAAATATCTTGTTGGCCCTTGTTGCCGCTGGCACCGTAAACTCTGTGCTGGTCATCGTGTTGGCACGCGACAGCTTAATAGAGCGGTCAATCTCCTCCTGAGTGTCCTGAGAGATAAGGGTGAGTTTATCTAGCGCGTCTTCGTGCGTTGCGGCGGGGAAGGGGTCGTTTGGCGTGTAGTCTGTAGCCTGCGTAAGCGGTGTGTTTCGCAGCAAAAGAACAGTCTCGCCTGACGCTGGGATGTTGCCAGATGTGAATGTGATGGTGCCGCCGCCTGCGTTACCCACACCGGACACTGTGTAGTGCGTAGTCTTGGTTTTGACGGTTTCTGTACCCGTCGAGTCAGTGCGGATAATAACCGTAACATCGTCATCATCAAAAATCTTGAACGTATAGCTGAAGGCAGACGTGCTACCGTTGCCACTATAACTGTTCTTGGTTGTAAGACTGCTGACCGTCATTTGTTACTCCTACACGCTTTATACCGCATTTTTACTGTTCAGTCACTCTTGAGCTTTCAGGCAGGCCATCCATCATTGTATTCAGAACATTTTTGATGCCAATAGCGTTCTGAAACGGCAACAAAGAGTTCAATGCACGCTGCTGACCACGCGACCACTGATACTCCTCGTTGAACAAAGCGCGTGAACCACCACGCGCTACGCTTTGTGCAGTGTCAAGCAAATCGAACACAGGATTGCCCGTTACAAGGTTTGAAGCAAGACCTGTCGATCTTTTGTAGCCAAAGAATGGGTCTTGTCCTGCAATCGCAAGAGTGGTGTCTGCAATACCTGGCAGCAACGCTGCCCAAGAGCTTCTAACAAAAGCAGCCTTGGCAATCTCAGTTGCTGATAAACTTTCTTCTAAAAACTTGTCTTTATCTTCTCTACCCTGCGCGTTGACATGGGTTTGCAAAATATATGCGTTACCACCGTAAAACAGTGACCACATCATAGACGAAAATGCAGCAAAATCTCGACGCTCAATATTATGCAAAAATTGTTTGGCATGAGACACCAGCATAAAGGCTCTGAACTGGCTCAAAACCTTACCCATCGTGCTGGTCATATGAATGTTTAGATTTCCAACATCGTTCTGCTGAATTGATTGCCTCGTCCACCTTGCGATGCCATACGTCAAAGCATCTCTGGCATCTATATCGTCCCAAGCGTCCATATTGATAGCTTTGAGCTTGCGCCTACGAGAGAACATAGACGGCACAGTTATTGTGTGTTTTTTAATTTGGTTTACAACACGCGGCCACATTTCCTCATCTAAACCAAAACTCTTGAGTCGCCTTGCTATATCTTGGTCAAGAGTGCTGTTACCAAGCCGTTTCATGCGTGCCTTTCTGACACCAGACGCCAAATCAACTAAAGACTGCGCTGCAATCTTTGCTGCGGTACGCTCAAACAGAGCGGTGATGCCAGCTAGACCTGAAATATCGGCAGTAAGGCGCTTGAGGGGCTGCATCACACCGATGGCCTTGTCGATGGTGTCGCCCTTGCCCAGGCCATACATATCTTCATAACTGTACTTATTGAGTGCCGCGTTGATGTTTCTATCAACACCAGGCGCAACGAAAGCCTCTAATTCACGCGAAACTCTGTCTTCAAGCTCTCCGTTTGCAGTCCTTGCGACCATCGCTCTCCACTCTGGAATAACCCGTAACAAAGCCGTGGTTCCATCAATAGATACTGCGTTGCCTAATTCAGCAATCTGAGCAAAACCCACCTGGTTCATAACCCTGATGAAGCTGTAGTCCATCAACAGTCTTATGATTCTGTTTGCATTTGCGCTTGGGTTCGCAATCAAAGGCGATGTGCGTCCTGCAATCAGCGCATACAAAACCTCTAGTTTTTCAATATCTTTTTTTGCTTGATCGACAAGGTTTAGCTCAAGACCTGCTGCTTCAATGTCTTTCTTTATTTTTTCAAAATCAGCGTCTGACTCTATACCCTTCTTAGCCAGAGCTATTCTGCCCTGCATTTGATTCACATAGGCATTTACAACAGCCTCAGTGTCGCGTTCCATCAGGTCTTTGATGTGTAGAGTTTTACCATTCAACTCTTCTGTGGCACTCAAATCAAACTCAAGCCTGCGTCTGGCTCTGGGGCTTACACCCTCTCTATCAAAGTCCAGCTGGTCAATAATCCTATCTGCTTGCGCCTCTGTAACAATCTCTTCTTCTAGTAAAATGTCACGCAACGCTTCTTTGTTTGATGTGCTGAACATTCTTGCCAGCCCAGCATCCATGCCAATTTCACGCTTGATAATTTTATTTACCATACCCTTGGCAATCGCTTCTGCCATATCCTCTTCAAGAGTGGGATTTGCATTGAGCAATGACTTTTGTAAAAGTTTTGGCAGTTTGTCACCAAACTCTGTTTTGGCAGCAAGATACCTGTGTCCGTCCCACAGATGACTAAAATATCTGGGGTTTTCTGGTATGCTGTCGAAACCCTTCACACCAGAGCGTTTCGCTTCTTCCAGCATATCTCTGAAAAGAGCGCGAACATTGTTTGCAGCTTCTATGATATGTGGATTGGTCGATGATCCTGGCTCTTCTATTTCGTCTGAAACGAGCCTGCCAAACTCTGAACGCCTTGAGTCAAAACGTCTTTTCACAAGGCCAACATCACTGCCCTTGGCCCACTCATTGTATGTGCGATCATAGGTGCTGTAAAACTTGTTTGTAACACGCTTAGTGCCGACAGTTTTCATAAGATCAGCAGTAATTTCGCCTGGTTGGACAGCGTCCTCACCAAGAAACGACGCAACGCGCCGTGTCAGACCGATTCCGCTGTTTTTAAGCTGACCCACCATGTCAAATCTAATTTTGCCAAACGCCGCCATAGGCTCTGCGTCTGTTTCATCAATCAATTCTTGAGTGCCGCGACGGATATCAAAGTCCTGCATGGGCCTAGAGGCAGGGTTTTCCGCAGCGCTAACGCCGGTATCTATGCCGCGATCTATCATGGCTGTATTTACATCTGCGGCCTGCGCCTGATCTGTATCATTCATAATTTTAAGACCGGCATCACGGTAGCGTTTGCGCGATATAGCGCCAAACACGCTATCTGTAGCGCCGCCAAGTACAAAACCACCAGCAGCAGCGTACAAAATGTCATATGGGTCTTTCATGGCATTTTGAGACACCAAATAGGACTCAATCGCTGCCGCAGACGCACCACTTGACGCAGCAGCGCGGAATGTCCTTGCCAACCTGGTTGCCTTGCCACCCCAAATCACGGGTGCCAAAGCGCCCTCAGTAAAAATCGTCGCTGCAATCGCTGGCACATCTAAAGTTGCAGCCGCAACCTGCAAACCCACGCCACCCCAGCCGTATTTTGTCAAAGTCTCTTGATTTTTAAGAGATGCAAGCGCCCTTTCACGCAGTTTCTGCGCATGTGGCAGGCTGACTGCCTCAGTTATGAACCCGCGCCGATCTTCAGGGATGCCCTCTGTAAGCTCTGCAAGATTTTCAGGCGTCAAACGGAAATCTGGGTCAGGCTCATAGTCTGGCAAGCCACTAAACAGCCACGACATGGTGTTTTCTTCTGCAAAAGCAGCATCTACAGCCTGTCCAAAGGTGACTTTTGCCCTGTCTTCTTCATACAAACGCTCAGCCTCTTGCTGTTCCAGCAGGCTGAAAGGTCTGCGTATCTGAATTTTGTCAGGATCAAGCGCCATTCTTAGTCTTGCATCTCTTTTAATATGTCACTTAGTTGTTGCGCACGGGCTAGTTTGGCCTCTCGCTCTGCAATCGCTGCCTGAACAGCATCTTCACCTTGCTCTCGCCTGATGCGACTAAGAGCGCCGCCTGTAAGCGCACTTGCTTCTCTGTTTAATTGCTGTATTTCCGCTCTGATTTGTTGCGGCTCTGTAAGCCCTCTCAACACGAGATTGCGCTGGACTAGCTCTTCATCACTTGCTGCCTTGTCTTGCTCTCGGAGAGCCTGCAAGTCTTCAAGCGTATAAACATTCACATTTGTGCCGGTCACGACCACACCGTTTTGCAAAACAAAGTATTCATCAACACGCCCTGGTGCTGGGAACAGAGATATTTCATCAACGTCGAAAGTTGGGTTTTGCTTTACAAAGTCTTCAGCCGCCAGATCAACCATCTTCTCAATCTCTACGGGATAGGACGGAGACTTTGGGGTTAAAATGCCACGCAAGTTTAGGTGCGTTGAAAGAACATCTGCCGCTGCTTTTTCAACAGCGTCTTCTGCGGACAAAGTGCCAAGTCCAATGTATATTTTGGACACCCTTTCGATGCTCTCTTGTAAATACACACGGTTTTCGACGCGCTCACCTGAAAAATCAAAACCAAAAATTGTTGTAACGCTTTTATCTTGTATTCCATCAACCGCAGCTTTGACGGTGTTGTATCTTGCGCTTACATCTATTTCGGTCTGTGAAGACAGATTTACCTGTCTGATTGCATCAGATGTCTCAGTGCCAAAAATTTCTAAGGCGATGATAGATTCAAAAAAAGCTCTAGTGGTTTCATCAGTGTGATTGTTAACAACCGCATCGCCAAACGGCTTGGCTAATCTGTATGTTTCAAGCGCTTTGGTGACAGTCTCTTCATTGTAAGTTGCACTCAAACCTTCCGTAGCTGCTCCAATCAAAGAGCCTTTGAGAGGCGCGAAAGTAAGGTTGTTATTAGCAAGAACCTTGAATTGTTGTGCCGGTGTTTTGTCCGCAAGCACACTTATCAAAGCTGCCTTCTGATCGGCAGGCTTAGTTTCTGTGCCTAACACATCAAAGGTGCCAGCTTCCATCTGAGCGGCAGCAATGCTTATCGCAGTAACCTTGCCACGCTCATCTACACCCTTTGCTTTAATCCCACTCGCTGACACAAATATTTTGTTTGCAGATGTACCAACCGCACCAGTGCGTTGACGCAACTCACCGATATCTCCAAAGGTAGAGCCAACCAATTTTTGCGCTGCGTTAGCATGTAGGTCTGCGTTGTCGAACTCACCTGCATCAAAAGCAGCCTGACTTTCAGCCAACAACTCATTTGCCGTTGCCAAGATTGCTGCCTCAAGGTCTTCATCCTCAACATCTGGGTCGTTTGCAAGCGAGGTTATTTTTGTGACCGCGCCCTCAATACCACCGGAATCAAAGTCACCTGAGATGTTTGCAGACAAATCATCACGCAAACCCTGTTGCGCTTCTTTGCTTATATCTGCCAAATCTTTTTTGAGCGTCAAACGTGCTGCAACGCTCATGTCTTGCACAGACAAAACTATTTCTGAGCCTGTCGCTCTTTCAAAAACGACATCTTCATCCGACTCAAGAAGCTCTGAAATTTGCGATGCTTCTGAAGACGAAAGGTCTGCCTCAAGCAATGTTTCTCTGGTGTTTTCAAAAACAATTGCCTGAACACGCTTTTTTGCAGCCCTGATAACCTTTGCAGCTTCTGTTTGCTTAGCCGCGCCTAGAGACTTGTTGTTCTTCACATCTGCCAGGACTTGATCTAACGCATTAAGATCATTCTCCTCTTCAGCCTTTGCAATGCTCAGATTTGTAGCTTCGATGAAAACGCTGTTTTCAAACGTGCGTGGGTTGAACTTTAATGACCCCAATCTGTTTTCATTTGAAGCCTGTTCAAAAATATCTGCTGCTGTTTTTGTAGCCAACTCATACTCTGGACTGCCTTCAGGAAACTGAGACAGTTGATTTTTCGCAATCTCTAGGGACTCATTGTCCGAGTCATTGGCTAATTTAAGCTGTGTTTTGAAGCCTTTTTCTTGTGCCTGAAGGGATACCGACAAGATGGCATTTTCTGCCGTCTGTAAGGCCGCAGCCTCAAGGCTTGGTCGCAAGTTCTGGCCTCTGATGTTATCCAGTATTTGCACACCTTCTGCCGCAAACTTCTCTTTCGCAGCGCTTGCACTTGTGCTGGTATCTTCAAGCAACTTGGGAATTAGATTTTCCCGTGTGCTTCTATCTAAATCTTTCAGATAAATGCGGTCAGCTTGATCTTGCTCTGCTTTTTGAAAGTTAAAATCTATCCTTGCCTTCTCTTCTTCAAAGCGCAGCTTGCTCTGCTGAACACGCATCTCGCCCTCTGCAAAACCTCTGCCTGTTCTACCGATGGTTTCGCCAAGCTCAGTCAAAGCTCTTGCAGGCGCTGCCAATGCAGCCTCATTCGGCCTAGCGCCCAGACGCCCTGCGGCTAGTTCAACCGGAGACGGCCCACCCTGATTGTACAATGGTATCTTTGGCATTATTCCCTCAACCGACGCTGGTAATCTTGTTGTCTAAGCTCAAAAGCAGCTTGTTGCTGACCAAGTATTTGATTCTGTTGTTGTGAAGACGCATAACCACCAGCGGCAGACAAAAGACTGCTTACAGCCTGCATGTTGAAAGCAGCAGCGCGACTTTTGCCCTCAATTCTAGCCATAGCTGCTTGAGATGCTGCCATCGTCTGTTCAAGGGAGCCTGCGTATTGAATACGCTGTGCATCACGCTCTGTGCTGAAATATGTGTCTGCCAACGCCTGCAAAGGGCTTCCAGCCATCTGCACACCAGACTTAGCTGTGGCAACTCTCTGCACACCCTTCAAACGCTCAGCCTGCTGCCTTACAGCGATCTCCTGACTTGTGCGACGACGCGCAAGAACCTCTGCTTCATTCTTGATTACTGTTTCTTGATATTCGCCAAGCTGTTTGGCCTGACGCGCCAAAGCACGATTGCCTTTGAAGCCAAGGATGGCTTGCCCAGCACTCGCCGCCGCTGCAATCGTTGCTGGGTCCATTACGCGATCCTCGCTACTCTGATGTAGTCTTCACCCTCTACACCGTACTTACGCATCAAGCCTTCCTTCTCAAACCCAAGCCATTCAACAAAACGCATTGCTGGCTCGTCTGTAACATGGATGGTGGCCTGCATCCTTCTTATGCTGTTCTCTTTCAGCATACCTTCAAAACGACGTTTTGCATAACGTGCGAACAGACGCCCATGCTGCTTGCCGCTTGGCGATACCAAAACCCAAGCCTCTGCCACACCAGGCCACATGATGTGCGCCCCACCAACTGCAAGTATCTCGCCATCATCTTCAAGCGTGAACGCATCAATGTTTGGGTGCTCCACCAAACTGCAACGCCCTTCACGCGGAAGCTCATAATCAAGTTGCACCTTGAATACATCATCAATTTTGAATGGACGCAGTTTAAGCATCGAAAGTGTTTGACCTCCGCATCACTGCCAGAACTGTCATAGGCAACGGCTGAGACTGCCTGATAAACACCCTTGCATCATTATCGTAGCCAGATGGGAAAGATATCTCCTTGTCGCCATCAAACATTGGTATAGCTGCATCCATCGCCATCGAACTATCACGAAATGGCAAACGATCAAGATTGTTTTCATCTGGGCCAAGCTCTGCACCAACTGTATCCAAGAACCGCACTGTCACACCGTGGATACGCTTTATTTTGCCCTGAGAGACGCCGTCATCGGCTCCACCCTCCATCCGCAGGGTTTGTACCTTGGAGTCAAAAGAGTAGCCCACATGCACCGTAGAGGCGCTACGATCCAGTGTTATAGCGCCACCTGAGACAGTTTTGTTTGCGTGTGCAGAACCATCCGCAAGAATTTGCACTGTCTCCCCCTCAAGATGGTTCAGCCCAGTGATGGTTGTCGTTGCGCTGCTATCGTAGGTCAGGCCGGAGTCAACAAAGAACGCATCCGATACATCGCTGCCAAACTCAATCTTTTCCATAAACACGATATGGCGCACAGTTGCGCTGTTGATGGTGCGCTTGACTGACAGGTAGACCTGGTCTTCTTCACCGGATGGGATAGCAGTAATGCTTTCAACAACGCCACTATTGCCGATTGGGTGGGTGTGCCATCCTACCGTTTGGTTCTGCGGGTCGTAAGACAACCCAATCAAAACACCGTCAGCACGCACAAACCAAAGAATCAGCTCTGGCTCCTGCTGCCAGATCATGTCGGTAAGACCGCCACGCGCCAGATGTTCTGCCAAGATGGTTAGATCGCGTCCAACAAGACCATCAGTATCCAAATCAAACGTGACCTCTTTGACCTTTTCCTGCCCTTTCTGGATAAGGATGGTGCTAGAGCCAGCGCGTATCGGGCGAACACTTGATGATCCAAAAGTGGTTTCTCGCAGAACATTTACGTTTGTTGGCGTGATTGGCTGCGTACCTGTGCCACCAGACATCGTGAACTCTGCGCTAGATGTCAGAACTTGCAAGAAACGTCCCTGTATCATGTGCTTGATGACGTTCACCTGGTCTGAAGCAATCGTCACATTAATTGCGTTGTCATCAACAGTGCCAGGAGTGTGGTTTTCAAAGTCAGCCGTCACAGAACCAAAGATTGTCTGCGGCTGTGCTGTTGTGCCTGCAAAAAACAAACGCTCTTCAAAGAACGCAATGGCTCTTGGAAAGCCGTTGCGCACGCTAAAGGCACCACGCGACCAACGAGTTGTGCCTGCCGTTGCGTTTGCCGGTAGCACTAAGTCATTGATAAGACTATTAGTTCCGCTGTTTTGTACCACCGCGGTAGCCGTAGTTGCGTTTGTAACAGCAGTGATTTTCACAAAACCTGTGCCGCTATGCTGATACTGCCAGGTATGATTTCCGTAAACCTCTGAGCCAGACAGATGCACCGGAGCTTGTGTGCCGGTTTGCTCGTTTGTACCTGCATCCGTTTTCTTGTAGACATTGCCGTTGAAGTGAACGATGTCGTTTTGAGAGTATGTGGCGCTTGTGTCCCACTCACTGTGAGACACCTCAATCACATCTCTAAATCTGAAAAGCGACCCAACATCTTTAGACGCATCAAACAAATCAGCCGATGCGGTCAAGGTTACTGTGCCAGTGTTGGCGCTTGCAGTAATCGTGGTCGTTGTTGAGTTTTCGTCTTCATACGGACCATCAATAAAATCTATGTCGGCCAAGCTAAAGCTGGTGGTTGTAGTCCGCGTCAGCTTTGCAGGTTCATGGTCTTTATGAGCTAAAAATAAAACATCTGCTGACTGCACATGATTTAGCTCAAAGATTTCTGTAGCGCTGTATGTGGTCGTTACCTCAACAATCTTACCAACAGTGCCGCCGCTGCTGTATGCCGTGAACGCGCTACCGTTGATGCCTGACAGTTCAAAAGTGTTTGTAGTTGAATTGGCTACCGTAAACTCACGGTTGTTTAGTTCAACCATGCCAGCAACGCTAGAGATGAACACTCTGTCACCGTTGCTGAAGCCATGAGAGTTTGATGTTATGACAACAGGGTTGGCGGCTGTCGCACCTGTGATGGTCTTGGTTGCTTCAGTGAGTATGCCGCCGTCTTTGTAGAAACGTATGTAGTTTGCGCCAAACTCAAGCACATATGCTTGCTCATCGCTAAACTCAAAGTTAATCAGGCGTACCTTGCCGCCGTCTTTTGATGTGCCAGCATACTTAGTGCCAGGACGACGGGTAATCCCACCCTGCGGAAAGATAAGCATGTTCTCTAGCTTTTGTGCGCCAGAGTTGTATTTCTGTAAATCTATGCGCCCTTCCAAACGTGGTGAAAACTCACCGGCTTGAAAGTTTGTGACAATAGTTGAAACACGCGCCATCCTAGAACCTTATATTCACAAAATCATCAGCAATGATCTTATCGGGCATGCCCTCCATAGCATCAATTGATCTAGCCTCACGCAGGCGTAGCTCGTAAAGCTGTTGCATGCCTTGTGCAACACTGGTGCTGCCGGTGATTGCATACGCTGTTTCTGATGCAAGTTTGTGTGCAATAGAGCTAGAGAGTAGCGAGTCAAACAACTCTGTGTCTTCTACTCTTGCGATATAGACAATCTGGCATGTGTCTTCGTCGCTGAGTATCTTGCGCCCCTCAACCTTAAACATGACCTGTGTGTCATAGGCAGCTATATCGCTGTCCACGTTACTATTGAAGAAAGACAAAACACGCAGACAGAACGGGTCTGTCGGCAAAGTAAACTGGCTGGTAAATCCAAAGGCCGGTGCAGCGGAGTCTTTGGCAAGCGTTGCACGGGTGATGGCTACGTTCCAAGGGTGTGCGCGGAGAACAGAGTCACGCACGGTTTCAAACCGGCGGTTACACAGTCTGGCTTCTTTGGAGTTTTCTGTCAGGGCGGTGATAGTTGCAGCGCCTAACAGGTCCATCGCCTCGTTACAAATATCGACCACTGAAGGCATAGCATGAAACCCCTTGTATGTAGCGGGGAAGGGAACTGACCGGGACCCTTCCCCACAAGCGTTAGAGAGGGCGTTGCCGCCCTCCCAAGTTTAGTTCACGACATACTCAATCACGAATGAGAGGTCGCCTGCGGTGTCACCCGCTGCGTCAAACAGAAGACCGATGAACAGGTATCCACCTGGGTCTTCAGATTGACCTGCATCTTCCCATACTCGCTGACCGAGTGTGTTGATGTTACGCGCTTCAAACGTGACATCTGTGCCAACACCACCTACCGCAGCGCGGAGGTCTGTGATTGCAGATGCATAGGCATCATCATCAAGCGCGGTGAAAGTGCCATCGCTCTCTGAGTAAACGCCAACATCACAGGTGTTGGTTGTGCCAGAATCAAGATCATCATTGAAAAGTTTGATGCTCACGATTGCTGCGTTTGAAGGAATAGGAGCAAGCATCACTGTATCGCTGGCAGAAAGATCGCCAGCGGCCAGTGCGATTGTTCCCATTGCAACACGCTTTGTGCCGTGCAAGGTCCTTGCCGGAGATGCCACTTGGGGCAGCGCCAGCATGTTGGACACGAGAGTCGTACTTACATTAGCCATAATCTACTCCTCTCTTAGTCTGGGGTTTCGTCACAGAAGATTTTGACAACCTTGGCTTCTTCCATCCGCACAGCACCAATGTCCATGCAGTAGTAAACCTGAGTCGCATAACCTTTGTCGTTGCGCTCATCAATCCTGGCTTGAACATCTTTGCCAATACCAAGAGTGATACCATCCTCAGCCCATGCAAAGCAGGAGCGAATGTCATTGGAATCAATGCTCAGACGGTTGGTCATGATGAACTGGAAGCCCATGAAGGTATCCACGTCACCCTGAACCAGTGCCTTGATAGTATTGAAATCCGATGACGTTACCTGCGTTGTGCCAAGCAGGTCTTCGATCTGCTTCGGCCCTACAGCAATGTAGCGCGGGATTGAAGGATCAACGTCGTTGAGGTCCATCTTGCGCTTGGCTTCAGTGAGCTTTGCGATAGTCAGACCGTCATTCGACGATGCAGAGCCAACCATGTTTGCGGTGGCATCCAAGGTTGCTGAACCAGAACCTGTCTCGCCAGTGCTGGCAGTTCCAAGTGCAGCGGTGATGATGACATCATCCATAGCACGTCCCATCGCTGCGGCAGCAGCTTGAGCATAGCTTGATGTCGGGTCGATCAACATACGCACCTTGTCCTGGTCATCAATCAGGTCGGCAAATTCGTATGATGCAATCGAAAGACGACGCCTCTGGTGTGGCGTGTCGATCTGTGGTGTATCGGCATGGCGGCTGCTGCGCAGTTGCGCAGTCACACTACCGATTTGGTCGATGAAGGCGTTCTTACCTACAACAGTCTCAAGGCGCACCGCATCCCGCAGACGAGAACCCATCTGTTGGGATAGCATCTGCACATTGGCAGAATACTGTTGTACAAACGCCGTGGTGATTTGTTGGGACATACTGTCCTCCTCTCACACGGTTTCGTTTACACTAATGTCGGTGCGCTACCCTTGCGGACGCTCCTGGCTTTTTTAGCGCTTGTGGCGCTGTCGTCTTTCCGACTGCCAGCAGGACGTTTTTCATCGCTACCCCGCATCACCCACTCAAAGTATTTATCTGCAAGCAGGTGAGGTTCTAAAACGTCACGCGCACTACCATACTCGATTGCGTAACGTAAACACTCTAAGCGTATTTCTACCAACTCATTCTGTTCCATGCAATACGCCCATAAGTTCATTAACTCTATCAATCGCCGCTTGGCGTGCAACAGGGTCTTTTCTGTTCATGTAATTAGGACCGTGCATGATCGCCTGTATCTCTTCCTGTGCGGACTGACGCGACTGCAAGCTGGTTTGCGCAGAATCCGAAACAGTGTCTTCACTCGTAACACTAGAACGGAACTCTGCCATATTTGCAAACGCACGGATAAACTCTGGGTGATTGCCTACCTTGGTGCCATCTGCAAGTTGCATATCAAGCAACTCTGCGCTGCCAAACTGTTTTGCAATCTTACCTGCATCCGCGATCCTTGCATCAAACTCGTCGCCCCACTCTTGGCGCAATGCCATTTCAGTAGAGTTTCGCTGCTGAGTTTCAGCTTCAATGCTCATTTCAGATGCAGTAGATGCGATGCCCTTGTAATACTCAAGAATACCGCTTGCCTGATCTGGGGTGAGACGCAGGGCATGTGCAGCCTCTGCGTATGACTTGGCAACATCTTCTGTGACTATCGCGCCATCTGCGGCGATATCATATCCATCTGCACTCTCTGGTCTGCCAAGTTTGCTATAGATGTTGTCTAGGTCTGCATCTGAAGGGTTGGCAGGCAAAGGCAGTTTGTCTGCACCAATCAAACGCTGCGCATTGACATACGACCTTGCAAGGTTTGGAACATCCTTGATAGGCGAAAGACTTGGATGCTCTCTTATTTCTTCTGGTATCATCGACAAGAAATCGTCACCAGACCCGCCCTGGGCAACCTCTGCTGGTGTTTCCAGCGGCGCTGCTTCAGGCTGGGCTACCTGTTCGATAGCTTCCTCTGACATAGTTACTCCTTAATCATCATGTTGTGGATATGTAGAAGAACGGCACGCTTGCCCTCTTCAAAAGCTGTGGCATTGGCATCGCCAGCCACATAGCTAGAAGCACGCCAATTTGAGCGTGCCTCTAAGTCTCGCAAAACTTTCTGACCGTGTTCTGTATCAAATGTTTCACGGTACATAAATTTTAGTCGGTCAATATCCTTCACTCGCCAACCATCCTTACAGCCTGCGCTGCTTGTGCTGTAGTGTAGACATCCTCTTGTTCTTGTTGTCTTTGCAGCGCCTCTTGCTCCGCTTGCGCACGTTGCTGACGCACCTCGTTTACCTCACGCTGCGATTTCAATGTGACCTTTGGCACACCAAGCGAGTCAGTGACATGACGCACAAGTCCATCAGGATCAATGTGATCCGCAACCGGCAAGCCCTCTGACAACGGCAACAATATCTCAAGCGCCCTCATGGTATTGTTTAGGCCACTAGATTTTTGCGCCCTTGCCAACGGCGAAACGTATTCAACGTCGATATCTATGCCTTGCAAGGATGTGGGCGGCACTGCCAGCATATCTGCGCGTAGCATTAGCGCAAACACACGGTCAATCAGCGGACGCAACAACTCATTCATCAGCCTGCCAAGCACGGGTCCGATGACACGCATACGCTCTTCCTGCCGCTGTATGACCTCTGTTGCTGTCATCTGCGGAGAGCCTGCGGTCAAAATCTGATCCACATAGAACGCCTGCCGGATAGCAGCGCGACGTTGCTCTTCCATGCTCAAGCCAATAGGAATGTTTGCACCTGTGTTGAGCGGTGTGATTGTTTCTCTTGTGCCAGCACGGAAAAAGTTTAGACCACCTGGCTGTGTGCGGATAGGCAAAAGAAAGCCGTCATCAGGCACAAGCAATGGCGGGTCAATCTGCTTCTGCGCAGCCTGTATGATTGTCTTTGACATGAGATTAAGCATCTTCACATCTGGCAGGGCAGTCATAGCAGGAGAGCGCCCCATAGTCTCGCCGGTTGCTTTCAAGAAGCGCGGCACGACATATGGCAGTTCTTCAAAACCACCCTCGCTAATAATCATCTCTGACTTTTTGCAGACATATACAGACATGAACGGCATGTTCAAATTGTCTGGCTTCGTCACATCTCTTTGGATGCGCGGCGAGACTGCGTGCAGAATCTCTACTTCATCGTCAGGCTTTTTCTCAAATGTCTTGCGAATAAAGTCACCGACATTGTCATAACCAAACCGCTCTACAGCCTGCGCAGCGCTGCTTTTATAAAGACGGTACACGGTGTTGACCATGCCATACTGGTCTTCAGACACATAGTATTCTGAGATGTGGCGCGTGCTGAAACGCAACTTGTCTTTGTCCATCTCACAGAACATGCAGGCTGTGCCAAACACAACGAGATCAACATATGCCTCATGCACCTCTGTCTCAAAGTTCGACCTTTGAAACGCTTGCATCATCCGCATACTGGTATCTTGCAGCCACTCACGCACATCATCATCGCGGTTCAACGCTTCGTTTTTAATGTCTAAGTGAAACCACGGAGATGCACCGCTGGTCAGCATGCCGTGCAGAAAAGCAGCCATGAGGTCTATGGCTTGCAGCGCTGTGCCATCATAGATCAACTCCATGCGCTTTTCGCCGCGAGAGCGTTTTTTCACAACGTCTGCTTTGCGCGGCAGCATGTAGTCGGCAAGTTCCTGATAGTGCGTGTCCCAGTTGTCACGCTTGTACTTCAGGCTGTTGTAGCGTTTGATTAAAGGCGCTGCTTCTTTTGCCATGTCTAACTCATCAAGGTTGGGGTGCCGCCAGTTTGTCCTGTTTGCTCACCAAGCGCACCCGCAACAATGGTTGAGCCACGCCCACGACGACGCTGACGCTCTTCTCGTTCAGCCTCTTCAGCCATGCTACGCGCCCTGCCAATATCAGGTTTAGGCGGCACAGGCGGCGGTGGTGGCGGTGCAGGAAACTTTGGTGTCAAAAAACTCATGGCTTACTCCTAATCGTAAAGAACGCCCCCGCCCTCAAGAAGGGTGCCAGCAGCACCAGGTTTCTTTGAGCGCGTATCTCGCCTACGTCCACGCAAGCCGCCGTCATCTGGCACCACCTCTGGTGTTACCTCTGGCGTTGCAACAGGTGTTGTGCCGCGACGATCTTCTTTGTCCATACCAGTGATTGTATCAACAAGCTCTGTGCCGACCTTCTTCACCGGCTTCTCAACAACCTCTTCAAAAGCCTCGCCTGCAAGTTTGATGGCATCTTCTGCAATGTTTGTAATCTCTTTGCCAACCTTTTTAACCGGCCTCTCAAGCGGCTCGACCACATCCTTAGCTGTCTCGACAATGGTTTTGCTTGCTTCCAGTACAGGTTGAGATGCAACCTCTACGGCCTTTGTTGCTGCCTTCAATGGTGTTTCAGCCACATTGATTGCAACCGCAGGTGCTTTAACAACCTCTTTAACCACTTCAGTCACTGGCTCAGCAACAGTATCAGCAACTTTTTTTAACGGCTTTAAAACAGGCGCTACTACGGGTGCCATGGCTATCTCCTAAATCTGGAAAGGATTGTACTCACTAAGCGCAGTTTGCTGTGAAGGGCGTCCAACACTTGCCCTGTTTTCCAGCCCAACAGCCAGATACCTAAACGCATCCGCACAATGAGATGTGTAATCATGCCTCGGATGATCGCGAAATACTTTTCTTTTATCGTCCCAATCCTGACGATACTGTCTGAGCATTTCCAATCCATCCGCGCACCTATCTCTGTCAAAGCAACATTTCGGTATCAGCAGCCTAGCTGCATTAATACCATCGGCAACTTTCATTTTCGGTATAACACGAAAACGTATGCCTAGCGAGTATGCAGTCTCTAGACGACTTTTACCAGACCCCAACTCCCGCACCTCAATGTCATGCGGTGCCAGGTGGTCGCCATAGTGATAATCTTTTTGCTTGAGAATGTCTGCGTAGTGGTCAAGACCAACGCCAGAGCTTTCATAGTAGTCGATGATATTCACCGCGCCACCACGAAAGACCTGCGCAAACCAGATAGCTGTGCTGTCGTTTATACCCAAATCCCATGCGGTATGCACAGGATAAGCAGGATCATATGGAGTCCTTGTAACCCTTCCACTATCTTCGGCATCAACCAGCAGCTTTGCATAGTACGCCCCGATAATAGCAGCAGTGAATGAACACTCGTACTCTTGCTCATATTGTTCCGGCGTCATCTGCGCTTGCGCAGCTTCAAGCTCTTCTGCCTTTACAAGATTGCTCTCAGACGCCTTTACAACCTTGTGATACCACTGGTCAGAGCCATTCGCCGTCTCTGACTTGGCCTGTTCCAATAGATCAAAAAAATGATTATGGCCTGCCGGGGTGCCTAGAAATACAGCCGCACCCTCCCTATCAGACAGGGCAGGACGTACAACCTCCCCCCACACCCTGGGATTTTGCATGCCAAACTCATCGAATACACATAGATCAAGATAGATACCTCTCAAACTATCTGGATTCTCGGCAGACAAAAGCATCAGTCTGCCACCATTCGGAAAGTCTACACGCAGTTCAGTCTCATTGAAACTTACGCCAGGGATCACAGACGCATAATACTTTACATAATCCCAAGCAATACGCTTCGCTTGCGTAAAAGTAGGCGCAATAAACGCAACCCGTGGCCTGGGTAGCTCACAAGTCAGCGCATACTTTATCAAATGATTGACTGCCCAGACCGTCTTGCCAAAGCGGCGGTGCATCACAAGCACGTTCCAACGCTTCACGCTGGAGTGCATCTCAGCCTGTAACTCTCTTGGCTTGTAAGGAATCTTAACTTGCTGCATCGCTTTCCCAAACAATGCGCACCGTGCCGTCACTCACCTCTACACCAGCACGGTTCTTCGCATCACCATACTGATCCGGCATGACCTTGCCGACCTTCCAACGCACATGCAGGGCATAGTCCCTCAACACATTCGGATCATACTTCTTCTTACCAGCAAGCTGATCCTGGTACATAACCTCTACATCCTCTAACGCCTTCTCAGCACTCTGCTGCTGCGCCCTGCGGATAAGATTACCTAACTCAACATCATCCTGCATCTTGGCATACAAAGACGACCTACTAATCTTCGCCTGCCTACAAGCACTCACAAGACTGTGGCCGTCCATCACTAACGATGCAACTGCCTCTGCTTTGCTTGGGGTTAGCCTAGCCATGTCTCCTCCGGCTGTGTGTGGGTAATGGTCAAGTAATGTACATGCAAAGGTGCCGCGCGTCCCGGGGGCGATGCCTTAGATTTATACCCCCCTACGCCTGCCATGCCGCATTGCAGCGCTGTCATTGCGTCGCTGCATTGCCGCGCGTCACTGTCCATGCT